ATTATTAATATTCAATATATTATCGACTCTACCATATTCTCTTCCCAAACCAGTATCAGAAGCACCTTTTACATAAACTTTGATGGTTGAGGTGTCAATAAATGAATTTTCAAGTATAAATCTTTGATCTAGTGATCCATCTACTATAAAACTCTTTGATAGATACGTTCCTTGATATATGATAATATCATTAAATGATCCAGTGCTACTTACTATGTTACCAGATGCATTTACATTTTGAGTAGTTGTTGTTGTAATTGTTTCTGGGATTGAAAACACATATGAAGTATCATTTGCAGAACCAACACAGATTATACCAGCCCTTAAAGTAAGAGTTGGTGTATTTCCAGCAGTTGTAACGTCAAAAGAGACCGTTGCTTGTGCAGCAGTCCTTGATCTTGGTACATATCCAATGTTTCGTGCAAGAGAAACAACATTTTCACGCACTGTTGCAGAGTCTAAGAACGACTCATTCACGATCATATTGGAATTAAACGCCGTAATATACGTATTATATGCTAAAGTGTCAATTAAAACCGAAAAATTAGACCCTTCAAAGTCAAAATCTGTAAAATCAGAGTTTGCACGGAGATAATCTTTGATAGAGGTCTTAATTTGATCGAAATCGAGGTTTGTAAACTTAGTAAAAGGCATTTATCTTGTTGCTTCGAGCATGAATGTGAATTCTTGTGTAGGAATGTCCTGTCCGACTATAGTAAAGAATACAGTTACCTCAAATTCGTAAGTATCTGGTTTTGGTTGTACCTCAACTGTCACATTATCTATTCTAGGTTCAAAGTTTTCAAGAGTAATTTGAATTTGGTTCTGAATTACAGACGCAGTACCAAAATCTACAAACTCAAATAGGCTATCACGAACCTCAGACCCTATTGCAGAGTTAAAAAACCTCTCCGTAGGGATAGTTTGTACTAAATTTCTTACAGACTTCTTAATTGCATTCTCATTTTTGAGAATTGTGAGGTCTTTTGTAACTGGATGAGGGGTAAAAGACAAACTTATGTCCTTAAATGCCCTTGAAATCCGCCTTATTGCCATATTAACAAGAGTTTTCCTGTTTTATTTATGACACTTTTTTGTAAATGTTATTATTTATCCCAATTCTGGTTCAAAAGGTTTTCTATCTGGAGTTTTTTGCCTTTCTTTTGCTGTTTTCCAAAAATAATTCTCATCATTACCCAATCCATCACGGTCATGACCGTTTTCTACTTGATAATAAACAGTTGATACCTTAAAATCAGGCATTTTAGGTGTTTCGGGTGTTAAACTGTTGTCATATATACGCATTCTGTTATTTGGATACAAACAAAACTGCCCATTATCTAATTCTAAGAGGTTATGAGACTTATGTTCAGCAGGTTGTTCACTTGTAGAGTAGTCAATTGCGTCTACATCCTGATGATAGTTGTCTAAAGTACAAATATAAGTGCCAGTTTGAGTGCCATAGTCTCTTGTATAGACCTCATAGTGCATAGATCCGATGAATTGCTTCTGAACTGCGACGACTCCATAGTCCATACAGTTCCAAAACTGTAAATTATGCAATTCCATGTCTGGAGTTGGTGTCTCAGGGTCAGATGTAAATGCAGAAATCGGTAATTTATCGAACATTGCAGCATAATCAGGCAAATAAGTCTCAAAATAGAAGGCACGACCAGGTATACTCTTTGCAGATACCCAGACTCCTTTTACAAATTCACCATGACCACTCTTATGATCGGTCAAATACTCTTTTCTTACCCATACTTCATAAGAAGGTAGGTTCGCAATCAAACAAGCCACTTATTTTCCCTGCCCTCTAGGTCTTTTACGAGCCGAGTTACGGGGTGTTGCCGAGTATTTCGTGTGTTTTCCACTTCCCTGCCGAGTTTTTTTCGGACGAGATTCGATTGAATTTCCTGTGTTAAATGTTTTTGCCATTACTGATAGTCTTCAATTTTAAAGTCTTCTGGTACATTCTTTACGTCTGTGTCAAGTTCGAGCGGATGCGGTGTACCATTCTTAAAGAACTCATCTGCTAAGTCCTGCATCTTCTCAAAGTACTCATCTCTTGAAAGATTCTCATGAAGAACCTCTCCTTTATAAGAGATACTATATAACTCTGGTTTTTTCATGTCCTACTCTAATACGTGGGTCGCACATAATACGGAAACCTGCCTCCTTTGCATCAAGGCAAAATGAGACATCTTCTCCGCACATATCTTGAACTGCTCCAGATTCAAATATTTGCATCTTCGGAGCAAACCAAGGATACTTGATACCTTCATCTTCAAACACTCCATGCTTGATAAGTAACCATCCGAAACCTGCATAATCCACTGTGAATGGTTTCTTTCTTTTTGCGATGGAATCTAAAGTCTCATGGTTCATTACTCCACCATTACCTTTAAAGTCATCTTCATCTAACCAGTGAGCAACTGATGTAGTCTTTCCATCTTCTGTACAATACCAACCAGATGCAATCTTTTCGTCCATTAATACAAGTTGATAGAACTTCTCAACATTAAAAACGATATCTGAGTCAATCCATAACTGATAATCATACTTTAACTTACCATCCCAAGGTAATTGATCAGGACCTCGAAGAACGTTTGCACCAAGACACTTACATCGGGCAAAATTTACCATTGATGAATAATCTTGTGATATTTGTATACTTGCTTTATTTTGAACTAAGTCAAAGCATAGTGTGACAAAGTTCTTTAAAAATGTATATGATACTCCTCGACCTGGTAGACAGAATACAACTGTCTTACCTGCTATCATTCTTTTTGCTCTATCGTAATCCCATTCTGGTGTATCTGCCTGTTTTTTTGCTTTCGCAGCTGCTGATTTAACAGTAAATCCCTTTGCCATACTAAAGTTCAATTATAATTATATAATACACTATTATCTATGCATTGTCAATAAGAAGTTATTTTTTTGTTTTGTTCGGTTTACCTTTCTTATAATTTAATTCAATACCTTTTAAATTAAGTAAAACCTTCTTTGTTTCTGTCATTGTCTTGTCATAGAAGACAATTGTTTCTTCGTGAATGCCTATGTCGCCACTCATAAATCCTCCTGTAAAGTACCTTTATATCAATTTCTCTCTTTCATTTTATCATATAACCTAAGTATTTACAAGTTTAATGATTGCTTTATATTTACTAATAGGAATGTTCAGTGATATTATCTGCATGTTCTCCATCAACTTCTGTATAGGTTAGGTCATCTCTATGGTAGGAAACATATAACCTATCCCATATAATTTCAAATAATTCTCTTTCTAGATTTTTAAATAAAACCTTGTCTTCAAGGTAGATGTGGTAGCTCTTTTCTCTAGTCATCTTTTTCTGTGACGATTACTTCTTCTGTATCAATATTAAATCGAAGTTCAGTTCCCTCATACCAGTTCATGTCATTCATTATCCATTCGGGTATGATGGTGTAGTATTCCCCAGTTGTCGGATCAGTCTCTATGGTGGTAAAAATTTCTGCGGGATTTTTTTTCATGTAGTGGATTTCAGTTTTCATTTCTGTCTGTATCTATACCTGGGGAAATTTTTGTATATAAAATGCAACATTTATCACGCTTCCGTAACACTTTGTAGGTTAGGTTCCCACCGCATTTTTAAAAACGGGGGTATAAACCCCCGTAACTGCTGTATTCACTAACGAATGATATTGAAATTATAATATGAAAAGGTCTGTCTGTCAACCAACTTATAAACTCCGTGATCCCCTGCCATGACGTACCCTTCCCCGTCTATGTAATCATTACCTAACCAACAATCGCATTTAAAATCATCTCTCATAAGTTTCATATACTCTGTTTTGATGTTCTCAACCAGTAACCACAACCTAACCAACTGATAGTTAGCAAACTCCTCCGCAACCACTTCATCACCATCACGAATATATGCGTTTAAATCATATTTCAACTGTTTTGCTTCTTTCTCTGTGGCAAACTCAACTAAGGTTGCCATCTGACGGGCAAACCCGATCATCATATCAATATCCATTGTTGCACCTCTCTCCCCTAACCACGCACTTGGTTGAACAAACATTGTCGGATCTAACTTTTCAATTAAGGGTTCTGCGTTCATGTCCTTAAGTGTTGTTCCCTTATACTCTGTATGTGGTGCAACCACAACTCCCACGTTCTGAACTTCCGCAAATGTATAAGAGATTGCATTCGGTTTGTAATCCCTATAACCACCATAACCGATAAAGTCACCTTGAAATACACGACCCTCAAAACCGATACGGGGTAAGCAATTAAAACAACGTATTAAGATTGAATTTAATTCAAAATCAGGGTGATTGCGTTCAATATCCTGTATGCTATAATTAACCTTCGGGGTTCTCTTATTAAATACGGACTTCGTGCCGACAAAAAACTTTCCGTTCTCTGGATCAGTTCCCCATACGATTGCGGGTGATCCGTCAATCT